AGATGGCCTGTTGTCAACATAAACGATGTTTCCAGAGTATTTTTCGACTTCTGGGTCAGCCAGTCCAGACACAAATGTCTGTCCCAGGTAGTATGTTCTGTTATTTATTACCGTTGAGACACCCTGGAAAGCGGTGCTGATTGACAAATTGATGCTTCCACCACGAACAGTCAAGTCACCACTGTTGGGAGTCGCTGTGAAACGATTTTCTCTGAAACCATAAACAGGACTTGTGTTCAAAGTGCCGTCAGAATTGAATCCACAGTTAGTTCTGTCCTGCCAATATTTCAAAACACCAGTTGTTTGGTCATAAGAAACAACTCTTCCAACCGCAGTTGACCCAACACCAACGGTTTGAGTGACATATGAGTCAGCAGTGAAGGTTGCTTCACTATATCCAGCACCTGCAAGGCGAACTGCGTAAGTTGCAGCTGCTTTATCGGTGTCCAAAATGCTTGATGATCCTTCTGCAAGAGGATTTTCGATCAATCCGACCCTTGCAAATTGATTTCCAGTGATGAAATCAGGATTTTCAGTGTCATTTTCAAATCTAGCGTAAGTCAGGACGTTAAATGCGCCCAATTCGCGGTAAATATCCTTTCCATGACCGCCATTTGGGGGAATAATGACGTTAAAAATGGGTGAAGTTGTCCCAGTTGGGACTCCACCTGCGACCAAATCGATTGTTCCAAAGGTGTATCCTGTTCCGCCGTCCGAAACTGTGACAGAATCGACTTTTGAGTCGTTATCAATCACAATTGTGCACTTTCCGCCTTGTCCATCGCCCAAAATTGGGACATTTCTGTAGGTTGAGTTTGCAGTTCCGAGTCCAACACCACGATTTCTGACCGTAACGATTTTCAATTGACCACTCGTACCAGCGTTTGTTCTAACGGCAGCGTTATCAGAGCTGGTATCCCAGTTACTTGGAGTTGGAATGTAATCTGTGGAGTCAAATTTGATCGCTTGAGATGGTTTGATAGTGTAAAGATACTTCCAAATGTAACCATCACCACTCGAACCAGCAGATCTGGGTTCCAAATCTGTAAAAGTTGGTTCATCCAAAGAAGGACCACCCTGATAATTGTTCTCAGGAGTGGCATTATTATAGAGACAGATATAAACTCTGAAATCAGAGTTCATCACATAAAAGTTTGAGTCATAGATGTCAAACGCACCAGAGGGTTCTGATGGATTTGAACGACTGATATCATTTCTCCACATGTCATATGTGGTTCCCGATGCCCAGGTAATCTTTCTCACAACCTGTGCAACATCGTTTGTATTGACTTTTTTCAAAGCCAACATTGTGTCATAATAATCGTTAGACTCGTTCAGATTATCCTTTGGTGCAGGAGGATCTGTATCCCAAGTTGACGAGTAATTCGTCGCATTGGGAAGACCAATGAATGTGTAATAAGAATTTGATGTTGACTGGACGCCAGCAACAAAATTCTTGGCATTCAAAATACGAAGTTGGTCAGTAATTATTGCTGCCATTGTGAGAAAGTTTTTCTTTATTTATTAGGGGATTTAGGCGGTCGTGTAACCGACGTACCTAAGTGGGTTATAACGAGTAATCAAACCAGAAGTAGAAATTCCATTGTAACCTTGGTCACCATAGAAATTGAACGACTGAGCCGAAGTTTCCATGGTAATTTTGCCCCAACTAAAGTCACCCATGTAAGGTGCAGTTGTGTAACCAATGCTTCCTGCGTTATCGACGTTAACAAAGACTCTTCTCAGAGTGGTTGTGAATCCAACGAGAGATCCTTCATGAATGATTTGATTGTTATCCTCAAAGGAAGAAACCTGATAAACAGCATCGAGAGCCGTTGTTGCGATTCCGATGTGACCACCCGCTGTGTTGCGTGTGGCAAATGTTCCCCCAACAGAAAGATTCGTGTTCGAGATAACAAAATAATCACCAGTTGAAATTCCACTGACTGTGACCGCAGTTCCAACGAAACTGGTGTCTCTCATCACGGAGTCTGAAGGAATGAAAGTGTCAAAGTAGATCTGACTGTCAGATCCAGAAGTTGTTGTTCCAACTCCGACAATGATACCAAAATCACCAGAGTAATTTGTAACAACGAGAGTTTCAGAGATTGTTCTTGGTGGTTCAACCAAAACTGCTGGGGCGACTGAGGAGTAACCAGTTCCAGGTGAAGTCACTGTGATGGAACCAACTGTTGAACCACTCAGAACCGCTGTTCCTGTTGCTCTTTGTGTTGTTCCAACACCAACAGGAGTTGAAACTGTGACAGCAGGAGCAACCGTGTAACCAAGACCAGCAGTTGTAACTGTAAACGCTGTAATTGTTCCAGCGGTGGAAACTGTTGCCGTCGCGGCTGCAGCAGTTAGAGTGTCCTGTGAGGTCAGAATAATCTTATTCTGATAAGAAGTCTCTGCCTGAGGAAGTTCATTGTATTGATCAAAGATTGGAGTTACATTATCAACATATGCGACAGTTGAACCAACGCCAACAGGTTGGAGAAGATATGCTGCACCAAAAATGTTTGGTTCATAATTTTCTCTGTCCTTAGCAACTGGTTTGCCATCGATAATTTTATCGACGGTTTGACGACACCAAGTAACTGGTCTGGTCAGTGTGTTGTCTTGAGTGATTCCACCACCAATGTAAGGATTAGTTTCTGCAACCGAGTTGGTAACAACTTCGATAACAGTTCTAGGATCTTGATCCAGAGTTTGATCCTGACCCCTCAGTGGGTCATTGTTAATTTTCAGAGTGTCTCCATCTTTGACATTGTTGATAATTTCTTTGACTGGAACATCGATTGGCATCGTTCCTCTGTAGAAGAGGATGTTGGAGGAATTACCAACCTGAGGTGCCTCAGAGAATGTGATGTGACTTCCACCTTCAAATGTGTAAGCAACAACTGGTTGTTGGAGAATATCGTTGATAAAGACCAACAGGTTGTAATCCAAATCGATTACTCCACCAAAGTCGGTTTCAATGGATGTTACAATTCCAGCAACGGAGAGTGGGAACTTCGTCGTGGTTCCGTCAAACAAAGTGTCAAGAGGATCCATAACTTGCAGTGAACCAATGGACCACCCATTAAACGTGTCGTCATAAACAGTTTCAACAGTCAACTGGAATTCTTCATAAGTCTTGGTGGTGTCGGTTGGAATTCCAACAGTTCCACCGATCGCAACTGTCAGAGTGTCAGCATCACCATAGTTGTAACCAGTCTGAACGATTTGGAAATCAATAATGCTTGAACCTTGACCAACAATGATGTCAACTTTTGCTTCTGTTCCCACACCAACGGGTGTTGTGGCAATTCCACTGTAAATCAATGGAACATTAGTGTATCCAAGTGGAGCATCGAAGACAACATCGGGAACGTTAGTTGTGGTGTAACCAGTTCCAGGGTTGGTGATTGCAACACTGACAATGTGACCACCACTGATTGCAGCAGTTCCAATGAACTCAAGATTTGGAACACCGTTACTGTAAGTCTGAACACCAACGTTGACGACGGTTTGAATTCCAGATCTGTAACCAGAACCAGTTCTCGCAATTGCAACTGACGAGATGGTTCCAGCAGTTGACACGACTGCTGTTCCCCCAGCAGCAACCAGAGGTTGGAAACCAAATCCTTGAGTTGAACCAACAGAAATAATTCTTCCCCTCAGTGGAATGTTACTCTTATTGGGGTCATAACCATCTTGAATTCCATTTCCTTGGAAAGTGATCGTGGTGATTCCACTTCCTTCTGCCAAGGTGTAAGCGTTAGTTACGGTCGAAGAGCTTGGTTGTTGGAAAACACCATTATGAAGAATAATCGCATTGTAAGTTGAGTAACCAACTGTGTTTGCATCACTTTCTTGAAGAGTGAATTCACTTCTGATTCCAGTGAAATCTCTGGAAATGTCATCAAACACATAGTTGTTTGAATAAGTTTCACTTGAAGAACCAACAGGAGCGGTTCTGGTGAAGACTCTTCCCTGGAAAGTTGAGTTTGTTGTAATTCCAGTCCAATCTCT